TCCAGACAGGTAAGCAATACATCGGACGTAAATACTTTTGGTCCAAACGTAAACCTAGAGGTGGTAAGAGAAGGGTTACGTCTGAGAGTGACTGGAAAAAGTACTACGGAAGCTCTGACGAACTTAAGGCAGATAGAAAACTACTTGGGAACGAGTTATTCAAGAGAGAAATCATCTCAATCCAACCCACCCCAGGCAAGGTAAACTACGAGGAGACAAGACAGTTGTTTCTTCATAAAGTTTTACAAGAATCCTTGCAAGATGGGACACCAGCATACTATAATAGTAACATATTAGGTAGGTATTACCGTAAAGATTATTTTAACCATGAAAGTTAACGAAGTCGGAAGACTTAGAAAATTACAAAGATACTATTCTTTCACACCAGACAATGCTTATCACTGGAATGAATCCTTGTCGGAGAAAATTCTTAGAGGTGATAAGGAAGGAAGAGCATATGATACATTCAAAAACCTAGTTACAGAAGTTGTTTGTGATACCTTTGGTCATAATTTTGTACCAAATGAAGTTATACCACGAGTATCTAATCCACTAAAACCAGCTGTTAAAGAGGAGTATTGGCCATCTGCTTTGACTGCTGTTTACATTGCTAAGTCTAATAATGGTAAGTATCTCTTTGAAGAAAGTTCATTTTGTGATGCAAAAGAGGGTGAGTGTCTTTTATTCCCTTCCAATTGTGAATTTCAAATGATGGGATCCACTGAACCTATTGTGAGACTAGTCATAAACTATGATGTCCAAAGAGAAAGTACATAAGGCAGGTAGAAATCTGTATGTTACTTCTCGTAAGGTAACTTTTGACTTAGATATTTTTATTGTTAAGTTCCCTCCTTGGGAACAGGAGAATGAGAAGTATAAGAAAAAGATACTTGAGTTGAGAGAGGAGATGCCTAAAGGATTTGATATGCAGAAAGATAATACTTCATGGCATTCTCTCTACTCACTACACTTAGATCATGCTAAAACATTTCATCCATTAGTAAATTTTACTAAACATACATGTGAGTATGCTGCTAGGAATATATTAAGAAAACCATCAAGTTTTGCTGTTTATAATATGTGGGCAATGACCTATGATGAGGGTCAGGAAACCAAGATTCATGATCATTTTCCTTCATCTCTTTCTGCTGTATATTTTGTTGATATTGAGGACAATGCTGCACCTCTTATAATAGGTGAAGAAGAAATAGTACCTGAAAACGGTACACTTATAATATTTCCAGGTCAAGCACCACATTATGTGCCCCCTACAGAAGGTAAAAGGATGATAATTTCCATGAATATTGAAGGGGATTCTAAAGAAAAATTTAAGATGACGCAGATGGGCTAGTGTATACATAATATATGTGTTATAATCCTAACATCTCCTTCAAACCAATGATCAACTTAGACGAAAGATACCTGTCTTACATAGACGGCACTAAAAAATTTAGAATTGATAACAAAGAAGAACAAGTTGAAGCTTATGGTTGGAACTGTGATGGTAACGACATTGTTGGGTACTATGTCTTGACACGAAACTATCTTTTGAACTATAATATGAGGGAAGAGGTTCAGAAAGTTGAACCGAGATAAATAGATAGTCAAGCGATTTTGTGATGAAATTATTTTTAGATAGTGCGGTTGTCGGAGACCTCTGTGACCGTTACGATACTGGTTTAATTGATGGGGTTACTACTAACCCTACGTTGATTCTAAAGTCAGGTAAGAAACAAGAAGATGTTATCTCTCAGATAGCACAACTCTGCCCCAAATTAGAATCTATCTCTGCTGAAGTCGTTGCAGACACAGCAGAAGAAATGCTTGAACAAGCAGAATACTACACGAATCTCTCACCAGCAGTAACCGTTAAGGTTCCTTGTACACCAGAGGGTTTACGTGCCTGTAAAAAATTGAGTGATCAGGGTATCAAAGTAAATGTTACCCTGATTTTTTCTGTTTCACAGGCTATTTTATCTGCTAAAGCAGGTGCAGCTTACCTATCACCTTTCGTTGGTCGTGTAGACGATCAGAGATTTGGTGGTGTCGGTCTAATCAGGAGGATTAGAGAGGTGTTGAGTCCATACTGGACAGAAAACCAACGAGGTAAGAAACCAGCTCCAGAGATACTAGCAGCATCTATACGTACAGTAGCTGATGTTGAGTATAGTTTCGCACAAGGAGCAGATATATGCACCATTCCCAATAAAATTTTTGATGGTATGTATGACCATATGCTCACTACAAAGGGCATAGAGTTATTTGATCGTGATTACTCTCTTGCTCTTTCAGAAAACGAATGATGCTTACGATTTATTCTAAAGAAGGTTGTCCTCATTGCGATAAGTTTATACAGGTGTGTGAACTTGAAGACTTACCACATGTAGTCTACAAACTAGACAAAGAATTTACAAAAGAACAATTTTCTCATGTGTTTGGTGAGGGTGCTACGTTCCCTCAAATACAATTAGATCAGGACGGTGCTGATAGAGTCCACTTAGGTGGATGCACCGACTCCATTTCATTTCTACAAGAAAAACAACTGTGCTGCATGGTATGATTGAAATAACACATGAAGAATTTGAAAAAGAATACGAAGAGTACTTAACAAAAATTGAAGGAGGAGAGCAGTTTCTAATCAGACTACCTAGTGGTCGTGTGATTGCTGCTGTTCCTCAGTCTGCTGTTGGTAGTTCTGAGTATGTACACCCTTGGGATAAACATTGGAATGCTGTGGACAAACTATCAGAAGACACTTGATGATATCTTCCCCGAATTTAAGTTTAAAGATCGGTGGTGTAACTGGTGCAACAAAGATGATCTGACCATGACGGCAGATGTATATACTGCCCCACATTTTATTAAATCTAGAAGGGTTGATATCAATAACGATAAGACCCATATCTATAACAATATAATGTACCCTAAGACAGGGCATAACCTTCCCTGTTTTGGTATGGATCTCATGGGTTTCCATGAGAAGAAGGTCATCATTGTATTTGATTTCCAGCATCCAGTGGAGAAGTATGTACTAAACGTACCACCACTACCTAAAGCAGAGAAAGCTTATAGGTTCTTCGAGATGGGCAACCATTTCTCGGAGAATATCTTTGTACGTTATTGTGACTTTGATATGGTTGATACATATCTCCCAACATTCAGGTACTATCTGACCCTCTATAGAGAGATGATAGACAAGGCACAACCTACTGGTGAAGACACCAGTGTCTATGAAGACTTTGATACATACATGAAGAAATTAGATCCTATACTAGGATATCTTTCTAGTAAGTTCGGTAAGGAAAATGCTAACCGAATGATGGATGAATACTTTTTCCCTTATTCACGATGAGAAAGGAAACAGCAGGTGAAGTCATGGGTAATCCTCTATGGTTCACCCCAGTGATGCTACTAGCAGTACTATTACTGATAGAGGGTCTTCATACCTCTGCACATCTACATCAAGAGATAGATGTACATGGTATATGCAGACAGAACAAAGAGTATATTCAGTCACTTGACGAGGCTGAGTATTAATGCTATAATACTGGTCTATTGGCCAATAGATGATGAGATATGGAAAAGATGAAACTGATAGGGATAGGTCTGGGAGGAATCCTAGGTGTATCCCATCTTGCTTTGATAGGTACGCTTGCTACTCGTAGTAACCTACCAACACTAAACATACCAGTCAATGAGTATACCTCTTATAGAGCAAGAGTTACTAAGGATGGATATGATATAGAATACAAAGCAAATGATCCTAAGACTGTTGTAATAACTGAGGAGGTGAAGGAGAAAGGTGGCTTTCTGGGACTCGCTAACGAAACTAAAACTGTCGTTAAAGAAGTACCTGTTGATGGGTCGCTCTATCCTCAAAGATATCAAAGGGATGCATGGGAATCAGAAGCAAGATCTGAAGCCTGTATCAAAGCAATTGGTGGAGGAGAACAAACAGGAAGAATCGTTGGGGGTAGCCTCGGCGGTGCTGTTGCTACTACTGGTGTTGCCTCTATCCCTTATGTTGGTTGGGTGCTCGCTGGTGCTGCTACGATGATCGGAATGGATCAAGGTGCAGAGATTGGTGGTAACATGGCTGAAGATCTTAATAAGGAATGTTGATGAGAAAATTATTAAAAAAGTATCTCAAGTTAGTTAATAAGATAGAAGAGAGGCATTACTGGCCTCTCTTTATCTTTCTATCATTATACTTTGTTGTACCTTACAGTGAGTTTGTAATCACTGCACTGATTATATTTTACTTTACAAAAGGAGAGAAACTTCTTCGTAAAGGTTACAACCTAGTAACCAAGAAACTACCTGAGTGGGTGACCGTAGGTGGGTCTGTTATCTTTTTCCTTGTGATGCTAGATGATACACTCATGTACTTGTCTGTACTTGCTATTGCATACTACAGCAATAAGAAAGCAAAGGAAATAGCTTCAAAAGATGAAGCGTTGCAAG